CCAATCTGCCTTGAAGTTGTTACGCATCTCAACAAGAGGGGCAACAAAGTCGCAGATCACATAATCCACATCGTAACTGTCAGCAAGATCACGCATCCGCAAACTCTGGCGAATACGGCCTTCATGAGAAAAATCCCAATCATTGTATTTCTTACGCACATCATCAGCGTTTAGCCAAATGACTGTTTTGCGGTTGTTTTGTAAGTGGTCAAGAATGTGCTGTGCAAGGTAAGTTTTACCAGCACCAGGCAAGCCCATGATTAAGATTCTTTTCATCCCTTGACCTTATAGAGTTGCTTGATTGAAAACTCTGGTGCTGGTGTGCGCCAAAACTCTTTGCCCGAATACTTTTCCCAAACTGATTTGGGCAGAATTGAGGGGCGTTCTTGCCATGTCACTTCTTTTCTGACTGTATGCAGACTTTTCATGTTTAAGGCTTTGTCATACACCTCATTCTCATACTCGACATTCTTGAAGTCATGGTCAAAGTAAGGCTTGCCAATAAACCCGTAAATCTCACGCATCACGCTCTCAGGCTGTTTACATAAAGATTCATATTCCACCAACATAATCATGTCGGGGTTTAGCAGTAAACCTTCTTCTAAGAAGTAATAAGGCTTGACCACTTGGCCTTCCTTCTTTACATCCATCAAGGCATCGCATCTTGTGGTGACTGTCTGCCTTGCTTCATCGTCTGTCAGGGTTGCACCATACAAAGAGTTTTTGGCTGAAATACGCTCAAAACTATCTAATATCCAAGGCAAGTCACGCACACAGCAGACAATCTTGGTCTGTGGGTAAAGGTCTTTTAGCAAAGATGTTTTGGCAGTCCATCCCCTGCTAGTGTCAAACACTACATTAGGAGTAACTGCTTTGTAGTAAGCCTCAAACACATCTTTAAGTATTTGCTTGCGTCTGTCTTCATCTATCAAGTGATTGCTTTCGCTTCCAGTAATGACGTTGATTGTTGATGTAACCAAGCCTTGTACGGGTGATGAAATGTCAGCGTAGAACTTAGGGTTCTGACGCAAGATAGCCGATAGCAGAGTTGAGCCTGACCTTGGCAAACCAGATATGAAAAAAAACTCTTTCATACTTTAACAGTCTGAGCAACCCAATTGACTGTGGCTTCATCCCATTGGTAACGCACGTTACCGCCATTCATAATGGCATTAGCGGGTCTTGGTACAGGCGCACCCCAAGTCATTGTGTCCAAGTAACCAATCCAAGATGGGTAAGGTCTACGAGCTTCATGCTCGGCAACTTTTGCTGCATTGAATTCTTCTTCAGTCAATACTTGCAAAACACCCTCAATAGTAGTGTCTGCATCGTCATCGCAAGTACCATAGTATCTAGGCGCTCTCAAATATGTTCCATCAGAAGCCATTTCTATAGGCCATGATGAACTGTCACTCCATAAATAAACCCATCCTTTGACATTAGGCATTGATGGGCCTGTACGTTGAGGTTCTGATGTGCAGATTATTTTGGTTACTGCATCTACTTCGGTTATACAAATGTGTTTCATATTTGCTTTTTAAAGTGCAACTCTACGAATGGCGCGGACAGTTCTTGCTGTAGTTTTATAGTCTGCATACTGCTGACCATTATCAAAATTTGCCCCTCGTGCATCAGCCGCATTAACTTCTGTACTAGTCCAATAAGTATTAGACGTAGGAAACGACTCCGATGCTGGATTTATAAACGCAGTAGCTGTAGTTCGCGCTGGATTACCAGAAGTATAATTACTAGGTCTTGAGGGAACTGCATTAGTATTTGCACCTCCTACTGTACTGTTTAATGTGGTATTTGGCTTTAAATTGTAATAACAAATCTCTAGTTCGTTCTTAGCGGGCATATACCAATCTGTTTTACCACCTGTCACTAGATCATTACAGAAATGGGCGGCTGGATATACTGTCGAATTACCATCTGCCACCATATCAGCAGTATTTTGTGTGCCGTTGACTACGCTATCTGCACCTGTTGTCGCAGTTTGAGCATTTTTCCATGCAAGATTAGTAAGAGCAGACGATCTTGGCCCAACCACAAGGTTGTAATCAGCTATGCCATTACCAGCATATGATATTTGACCCGCAAAAAAACCGCCTTCATAGGCATCGCCAATAGCTAAAGCAAAACTTCTATGGTTTTGAAAAACAGCTTGTAGTGCGCCACTCATGTTAAGCCACTCCCTGAGATAAGCCAGTTGGTAGAAGTAATTTTTATTGCTGTTGCTGAACCATACTGAGCAAGACTGCGTGATCCAGTTGTGCCAGCAGCAGACAAATACATTGTGTCTGTGGTAATTGCAATTGTTACCACTTGAGAAGTCATGTTGATAAATGTTATTGCAGTACCAATAGGATACGCCACAGAACTATTCGCAGGAATTGTGTATGTTCTTGCATTAGCGTCAGTTGATGGGTGAAAAATGTGTTTGCCAGCGTCTGCTAAAACCAATGTGTAAGCTGCCGATTGACTGTTTTGTGGAATGTTTTTAAATCCAACTTCATTTGTTCCATCTACTGTGAGTGTGTTGTTTGCGCCACTAATTGTTTTATTGGTCAGTGTCTCTGTGCCGTTCAAAGTAACATCACCAGTGGCAGCAGCTGCAAAACCCAATGTGCCAGAGCCGTTTGTTTTAAGCACATAGTTGGCCGTGCTGTCAGCTGTGGGCAGTGTGAATGCCGTGACAAAGCTCTGCAAGTTGGAGTCATAGGCCAGCACATCAGTGCCAATGGCCAAGCCAAGTGCTGTTCTGGCAGCTGATGCAGTAGCGCCACCCGTGCCGCCTTTTGTGACTTTTAGCACTGGGCCTGCATCAAACAATGCGTCAATGGTGTCCAGATCGGTGTTGATCTTTGTTCCCCAGGTATCGGTGGATGCACCGACTTCTGGTTTGGTCAGCAATAGATTTGTGGTGGTTGAATCTGCCATGTTTACCCCTATGCGGCTATTTGCCAAGTTTCGCTATTATCAGCAATTGCAGTCCAAGTTTCACTTGAATCACTAATTGCATTCCATGTTTCTGACTGGTCAGAGATCGGTGTCCAAGTTTCTGAATTATCAGAGATCGCACCCCAAGATTCTGCCGTGTCACTTTCTGCTTCCCATTTTAGTCTTGCATTGACCGCCATGGATGATGTTTCTGTGAATGCAATTGCACCAGGCTGCCTGCGCTGCGCATTTACCACCATGACGCTTGTGCCAGTCATGGCAAAGCCAGAATTGCCAATGATGCTGGTGGACACTGTCAGTGTCGATGTGTCAGTGATGGTGGCCGCGCCAATGGCGTATCTTAGACCAGCCACCGCCATGGTGCTTGTGTCGCTGATGGCGGCTGCGCCCACTGCATAGCGCACCCCTGCCACGGCCATGGTGCTGGTGTCGCTGATTGTGGCTGATGCAGTTGTGAGCCTATTGGCCGCCACGGCCATGGTGCTTGTGCCGGTAATGGCCACCGCACCATCAAAGATTTCATTGGCCTGCACAGACATTGTGCTAGTGGATGTGATTGCTATTGCAGCAGACACATACCTGATGGCAGCCACCGCCATGGTGGACTGGTCAAAAATCTCAAATTGCGCGTTGGAAACAGTTGAACCAGCCACCACCATGGTGCTGGTGTCTGTAATGATTACTTGAGGCTCAAACGTGCCTCTGGAGTAGTTGCCCTTGCCGTAGGAGCCGTAGCCGTAGCCTACCCTCGGATCAGAGTATTGGCCAACACCAAAATTCCCCGATCCATAGGCTGCCATATCAGGCCAATGTGATGCTCAAAGATGCGGCTGGAATGCGCAAGACATCACCATCATTGATGGTGCGCGCTGTGGTCAAAGGAGCCCAGGCTAATAGATTGCCGGATGTGTTTGCATCAAAGATGCCGGCCCAGCCGACTGATCCCCAGTTACCGCCAGAAGCAGCTGCAAACTCAATGGCCGCTGCATTGGTGAATGTCGTGGCCGTGCCAGAGCCGGAGATCGTGCCAGTGACCACCCGTGCGTAGCCGCTGCCAGACACCTCAGTGCCGCCACCCGTGTCGCTGGGTGCAGCAGTGAAAAGGCCAACATACCAGGCAGTGGGTCGCGTGGCCGTATTAGTTGTAAATAGAAAATTTAAAACTAGGTTTTCGGTGTAATCGCTGAAAGATGACATGGTATAGTCCTTATCCAAAAGTCTTTGCACGGGTAAGCAATGCACCACCAGAAGATGCACCGCGATCATCGGCAGTTTGCGCGTCATTTAAGGCTCGCTCATACAGCGTTGCCCATGTCTGGATTCTCGCATCATCTTGCAAGTATGGCGCAGCCTGGAGCAATGCTCCATACAGATAAATGTCGGGACTTGAGGCCAAAAGCCAATTGCTTGAGACACTGCTTGATAACTTTGTCAACTTTGCGTAATAGGTCAGCTCGGTCGTGTAGTTACTGTCTGGTGTCGGGACAATTCTAAATTGGCCACCGACCACACCAAAGAATTTGGGCTTGCCGCTGGCCGTGTACTTGGTCATCTCATTGTCAAGCGCATCAATGCTCAAAAACTGCAATGGTGTCTGGGGGTTTGTGCTTGTGAGC